AACTTGTAACCGTTTGCCGTCTGCCAATATTTCTATCTGTTGATTTTCAAACACAGACGGCAGCGTAAACGTGGTAGCAGGCGGCGATATGTTTCTCCACCACAAAGCACAATCCATCATGACGTAATCGTGCGGATCGTCAGTGTGCGGATAATATGACAATCGTTCAAGACAGTAATTGTCTCCCCTTCCCACAACAAAATATACTTCATCGTAGTTGGGGGAACTGATGGTTTCCACGGCGTAGATTATTCCTTGCGTTTCCATCTTGCTCCATGCATAGACCTGCTGTTCCTTCACATAGGTCAGACAGGCGCACGTCCCGTCACTCAAGACGAAAAACATCATGTAATCCGGTTCCTGCCGGTACGCACAATCCACGATACTCACGTCCTGCGTGATATGTTTGGCTAATATCGTAAGATCCATGCCATCATAGGAATCCGTGCCAAATGAATACTGTAAGTCACGCACGGTCTTTCCATGACGTTGTACATAAATCATCTCGCCGCCAATCATCTCCGGCACAACGTCCGTACACCCACGGCTCGTCTGTACCCTTGGGGATACATTCGTAGGCGTGACCACTTCCGCTCCGTTTATGATCCATTCGTTTCCTTCCGTCATCACCAGCAAATCAGCGTGGGCCATCAGGTGCAGGATGCGGTAATCCTTCCGGGAGATAAACGATACAGCCACAGCAGAATCATCCGTCACCGTGCCGTCCACACGTTCCGTGCCGAAATTCCAATAATCACCCGTGCGACTCATCCACAGCATATACGGTGCTGCATTAGTTGCAGCGAAACAAAGTCTGTCCTGGAAGAACGTCACACAGCTTGGGTATCCGTATGCTGCGCTCCATGCCCCAAACGCCCAATCATCAGAAGCACTTGTGTTGATAAACCTTTTTTTAACCGATGCCGTAACGTGGGTGCTGTCCGTGTATGCCGTTATCTTTGCCCAGCCTTCGTAGGTGTACGGGAATCTCGTCAGGTCTGCTGTCAGCGTTCCGCTCGTCAGAGTTACGTTTAATCTTATGTACGTCTGGTCATCAAACGTCCCGGACTCGGTAGCGTTAAAGTCATTGTCGCTTGTGTATGTCCTCAACGTGTACCATGTGTTGTCATCGTCACTGTACTCTACGTTGACAGTTCCTTTCCATGTTCCGTGGGTGACTATCTTCCACCCAGCAGGACCTGCCAACAGACTACTGCTTGCGCCCGTGGAAGTTTGGCTGACGGAATCCGCCGACACCTTCTGCCGTAACATGATTTGGTTTCCCACGTCATTGGAAGAAAAAACTCCGGTGCTTGCCGTCAGCGTCACACTCCCGCTCCGTGCGGACGGGGTTATCGTTGTTCCGCTCGTCATGGTTGTGGCATCAAAATAACCGGGAGAGGGGTCAAAATTGGACAAGCTGCTGAAGGTATCCGTACCCGTCCGTTTCAGCACTTGTACCGGGTGCGTACCGCTTGCGATGAACATCACGTCCGCACTCTGTGCAAAACGCAGTTTGGGCAAATCGTCACCGTTGAACGGCGTACTCTTTGTGGCAACCAAATCTCCGTCTTTGTAGATATATAAATATTGGTACGCAGAGAATAGCAGCAGATAGCTTGTTTCAGCGTCAACCGCAAACTCCTGCAAACGTGCCTTGGACATCTGCCCACCCCCCCTTAACTTAATATGCCGCCGCCTATCTCGCCTGTGATATCTGCCACAAACTCCGTACCGGGTCTGCGATAGGCAGAACCATACGGACGGATAAACACGTTCTCGGCCTGCAACAATGCGGATTGGTATTTGTCAAGGTCAACACGGCTTGCCACGTCAGGGGAGATCTCGCCGGTAGCAAAACTCGGTTGCAGTATATAGATTCTTCCGTCCGGCATTTTTACCACCTCGCCTTAAAGTATTTGCTGGGATAATCAGGCACTCTGTTCCGCTCAACTATCTGCGTAAACTTTGCTTCCTGCAATATGCCCATGCCTTGCGCCTGCATCTGCTGGGCAAGCTGTTCGCTACCCGTCAGAGGTACGCAAACCGCCGCCGCCAAATAATAACTCAACGCCTGGATAAAGTCAGCGGGAAAGAGATCCACCGTTGTTGCGTTGCAAGTATATTCCAGGTATGCGTCCTCTACGTTGCATACCAATGCTTTCGTGTTATTCGACAATACCACCTGATCCATGTTGCCGGGAAAGTTCTTCTCCAATATGCACCATGTGTTGTCCTCGTTATAAATCTTTCTTGCCATCACACAATCAGACGGATAAGTGTATGTGTACTTCCACCCCGGCGTGGTTGTATTGACGGCCGTTAACTGTGTGTACTTCCGTGCAAAACTCCAATTGTACGCCCGCAGTAAAACCTGCCTCTGTAAATCGTAGTGCAGATTGCAGGTCCGGGCAGCTTCGGTATCCTCGTTAAGAGCAGTTATCTGCTCCCGTCCAATATGGTTTAATGCCAGGTTGCAAATATCGGTTGCTGACATAGTCATGGTATTACCTCACTTTTGAAAAAAGGGATGGGGAAAACCCCACCCCTCAAACTCTCACAAAGTTTTTCAATTTATACTGCCTTAATGTCCACGTCAGCTACCAGGCCGGCAGTTACAACAGCGTCACCGGTCATGCTTGCAGAACCGGTCAGGTACAGACGCAGGAACGGTTTCAGGCCGATCGGCAGACGTGCTGCCACGACCAGTCCCTGGGAACCGGTCGGTACGGTAAAGGAAGCAACAGTCGCCGCGCTGGACATAGCAGCTACGGTATCATGCTGCAGTTCGATGGTCAGGTTGCCACCCGCAGAGGCAGCGCCCGTGATCTCTACGACCAGCCAGCAGGCCTCTTCCGCTACGCCGCCGCCAGTGTTAGCTACAACGTTGTCAGACGCGGCCGGAGTGGTGCCATACGTGGTGATGGCCTTTTTATCTAAGAAAAGATTACCAGCATCCCAAATCATATTCGTTTTCCTCCTTCCTTATCAGGTAAACTGAGACTCAGTGTTGATCATGCAATCCAGGCGGACCACTTTCATGCCATCAAAACGCAGGATCGGCACACCGTTCTCCAGAGTGTCGCGGGTTACGTAGGAGTTGTTTTTGTCCATCAGGAATACCTTCAGGGCAGTATACATCTCGGTGGATACGTACAGCACGCAGCGTTCCGGGTGACGCATTCTGTCATGTGCTTTCAGGAAGGCGCCCATGATGGCCAGTTTCTGGGCAGCAGTGCCGGTGGTCAGCACACTCGGCAGGATGTTACGTACAGCGCCGGCGCCACGGTAGTCGCGGCAGGTCAGGCCGCACTTCCACTGGAACAAGCTGACCATTGCTTCAAACGGTTTGCCGGAGGCGTCGTATACGGTCTTTTCGCCCAGGTCACGGTGTACCAGGCCGGCAGTTGCTTCACGCGGATAAATGCCGGTGGTAGCACGATCACCCCACTCCACTAAGAAAGCGGAGGTCATGCTGGAGGCAGTGGTGCCACCAGCGTCGATGGTGGTGTAACCCTGAGCAGTTACGGTGTTTACGCCCATGATCCGGTGACGGATGTCTAAACCATTAAACGTGTCGGGATCCAGGTTGGTGTTGCCATAGATAACCATGTTCGCGACTTTTTGCCCAAAGGCCTCGATAAAGCCCTTGTCTTCGGACCGGCGGAACGCTTCCTTGTCCGGTGCCAGGGCCAGCAGTTCGGTGTCCACTTCGCTCCGGGACTCCAGCACTACGCTGGTGTCCACGATCTGCTGGGTGCTGCTCTTGTCCGGGGTGATACCGCGATTGATGTAACGGATTGCCGGGGTCGGCAGCGCGCTGCGCAGGGTGGTCTTGTTGCCTGTTAACAGGTTACCCTGCATCCAGGTCATGTCTTCTAAGATGGGGTTGCTGAGGGCCAGTACTTCGATGATCTCGTCGATGTATCCCTCAGGGTTCATGCGTTTCCTGTAGTCGTTCAGGGTCAACGCATTGGTGCCTACAGTTGCCATATTTGCATCTCTCCTTTGCTTAAAATATAGTTATTACATTTTTGAGTTCGGGTACCACGTCGGTGCCTGTGTCGGCGCCGGGGTACTCGTAACGTTAACAAGTTTACCCGGGTCCGCCTGTACCAGGTGGCCCAGCATCTCACACAGTTTGATAATCTCGATCCGGTTGCCAGCGCCCGTTTCATTCAGTGCCTGGCGCAGTCCCGGTATCTGCTTCTCTGCCGCTTCGATACCCGCGCCTGCTGTGGACAGTGTCTTGTCCAGGTTGGCGCCCAGTTCCGCCTTGGCCTGCTCACCCCAGCCCGTCACCTGCGCCTGGTATTGGGACCGTACAGCGTCAGCTATCTGCTGCCCGTACTTGATCCCGTACGCGGCCATCTGGTTCGCCTGGTCGTTGGTAAGGTTCATGCCTCGTGCGATCTCGCTGAATTCCTTGGTGATGGTTTCATCTAACTCGGTGCCTTCCGGTATCGTCGCTTTGAAATCATACTGTTCCGGCGCGCCCGCCGGCTGGGTTTCCTTCGCCTCTGCTTCCGGTTCCTTCTGCTCGGTGGTGGTACCAGTTCCGCCCAGCATAGTCTCCGCCGCGTCGGCCGGAATGTTAGTGGTAGCAGGTTCTGTCGCCTGCTCCGGCGCATTCGTGCTATCGTTGGCCGCGGTATTCATGGGTTCATCCATGGTCTTCCTCCTTTGCTTTTGCCATCTCCAGGGCGCGTTCCTCAAACTCCATCAGGTCTTCCTGTGCTTTGTGCAGCTGCCTGATCCCGTCTACGCCCAGGAGTGTCTTAATGTTGGTGTATATGTCTACGGCAACACTCCTGCGGCCTTCGTTATAAAAGGTCCCGGAGTTGCCGGTAAAACCACTGCTGTGCAGGCCTTCATTTTTCAGGAGGCGCGCGATGAACCAGCGTCCTTCCTCTGTCTCCAGCAGGGTCTGCAGCGCGCCTTTGTCCTTGTCGGCAATAGCACGCCGCACCCATTTCTGCCGGTCGTATCCGTCGTAGTTGCTTTGGTACTTCGGTTTAACTCCCATATCACACCGCTCCACTCATCCCCAACCAGTCCTGCAGCGCAGGGTTTCCGTCGTTCGCCGCCTCGGTCGCATTCTTTGCGGCCTGCGTGATCCCCGGCAGCGCCTGTGCCATCTGCATGGCCTGCTGTTCCTGCTGGGCCTGCGCAATAGCCTGTTGCTCCTGCTGTATCATCTGCTGGACCTCTTCTTCCGGGCGCCGCATCTTTGCCGGCGCACCCAGCATATCCATGTAACGCGCCACGGTCCCCAGCGGGTCGATCGCTTTGATCGCGTCCGGCCACATCTGTGCCATCTGCGCCACAAACGCAATTGCCTGCTCGATGTTGACAAGCCCAGACATTTTTTGCGCCTGCGCCAATGGTGATATGTAGACGATTTTCACATCCTCCTGCGATATCATCATGGCCACGTCGGGATCCATGGGCGGGAACACACCGGCCCGTTCCAGGATGTTGTAGGTGCGTTCCAGTATCGGTGTCAGGTATTCTTCCTGCAGACGCTCCACCACGGGACCTAACTGCTGCAGTTTTTCTTGCTGCCTTTCGACGATCTCCCGCGCAGTCATATTCCCGGTCGTGATACTGTCCAACATGAGGAACAGGTCCGCGCTGTAGGCACGTTTGATAGCGTCTTCCGTGCGGATGATTTCTTCCGCCAGGTGCGGCATGTCAAGCGCCACGTTGAACAGCGGGTTCACGGTGCTGTTGGGCGCCGGCAGTTTGGTGACGCCACCCGGTATCAGGTTGATCCCTTCCGCCAGCACGTCCGCTGTAGCTGTCAGCGGAGGTTTCACGCTTAATTCCACAGCAGTCAGGTAGTCGCGCTTCATCACCTGCAGGGACTTGCTGTCCGCCAGCGCGTACCAGCCGGGACCGTATCCGTAGGGGTTGTTACCGTTCACCTGGTAGCGGCCCGTCGGTACCGGGAACTCATCAAACCCGCCCACGTATAACCAGTCGTTCGGCCCGCTTCCGTCGATCCAGTACATGCTGATGTATGGCATGTTCAGACGCCCGATACGCCCCGGCACGGCCTTTTCATTAGGTTCCACTAACCACCACACGTACCGTGTCACGTTATCCGGCACGTTGCCCGCCTGGATACTCAACCGGTCACTCAGCGGCAGGTTCTCCACGCCGAACGTATCGATGATCTGGTGCAACTTCATGGGGTACCTGCGGGCGAAGGTGTTGACGATCCCGTCGCCGCCCACGTCGATATAGTACGTGCCAATGGTCTGCGACTGGAAACGCACACCTTTGTTGACGTCCGGCAGTACTGCCAGAGGCGCCTGCCCGTACGGCATCTCAAAATAACTGGTGTGGATCGCGTTGTAAAAATTACTGGAGGCCAGGATAGACTGCATGATGTCCTGCCGCTCATCAAGCACCTGCCCGGCGCGGACGTCCTCGTTCAGTTCGCTATCGGAAAATTCGAACTTAAACCACTGCCTGCTTGGGGGAGTCAGCCCGGACATGATCCCTGCCGCGAATATCTGCGCGGAGGCCCACGCCACACCCTGCGCTATGTGCAGGTCCCTGCGGCGGCCCGGGTAGCTGTCGTCACCCTGGCGCTTAAAATCACCAACATAAGGCAACTCGTAATTACGTATGTCTATCCACTGGTCCTCCCAGCGTAAGCGTTCCTGCCGCAGTTGATTGATCCGCTGCAGGACCTTGCGCTTCTCGGGCCAGAAGTCTTTTTTTATTTCCACATCTGCCGGCAGCATATTGCCAGCCGGCGCTGCCAGCAACGTATCCATAGCTATCACCCCAGTGTCTGGCGCGTCCCACTCTGTGCGGCGTCCGTCAGTACTGCCCGGTCATCCACGATCCGCGTCGATGCATACCCTCTGCGCTTGCGCTGTTTCTCGGCCTCTGCCTTGATCCGGTCGTCCATAGCGCCGGTATCGGTGTCGCTCATGGGCGTCGGTGCCGGTGCTACCTGCTCTACCTTGGGTTTAGATGTCTTCATAATGCACATGGTGTTATCTCCTCTCAGAAAAACTTGTAATCCGTGTTGGCCTTCGCCACTTGCTTCCGGCCAGTAGGTTTATTCACGGGGACTGCAAACGTCAAGGCCAGACTGTCTGCCCTGTCCGGACTGCGCCCGGTTAACTCTTTGATCTGTTCCTTTGGCTGCAGGATGATCTTTCCTGCGCTGGTGTATTTATATTCGGTCACCGTTAACTCGCTTTTCAGGTCGGTGTCGTTGGGGATCGCGCCGCCGGCCTTCAACCATTCCAGCGTTTTGAAATATATTTCCGCCCGGATGTTGGCGTACCGGTCACTGTCTATCGCGGATCCTCCGAAGTTAATCTCGAAAACGTTGGGCATGCCCATCTGCCGGAGCCGGTCGATAACCCCTGCCCCCATTGCCCCAGCGTCAATGATGATCGCGTCGGGTTTAATTTTCCAGTAGTGGTTCGCCACAGCACTGGCCACTTCCATGGTGTTAAGGCCATGCAGTTTTATCTGTGGATAGCAGCACAACCCTTTACGGACGGTAATCACCGTATCGTCGTCACCAAAGCGCGCGACGTCGACGCCCATGATAGTTATCGCGCCCTCCACCTGATCGTCGTGTATGACGCGATTAGCGGCCTCTGTGACTAAATCTATAGGGATGACTATGTTGGCCGCGCTGGCAGTGAAGTCACATAACAACTCCTGCCGGATCTCGGTGTCGGTCATTTCCCGTTTCATTTCTTCCAACTTATCCGCCGGTATCACGCCGGTTTCATCCGCCCGGTAACAGCAGGTGAAGTACCGCGGGTCCTTCTGTGCGCTTAAATAGCGTTCGAAAAACTGGTTTTGTCCCTTGGGCGTCCCTATAAAAAACGCAAAACCGTTGCGATCCGCTAACGCCGGGACAATAACTTCGCCGTATAACTCCGGTCTCATCTGTGCGTATTCGTCCAGCACGACCCCGTCCAGATACATGCCGCGCAGCGCGTCGGGATAGTCAGCACCCATTACGTATATGCGCGCGCCCGGTGAATTTTTATACCGGCTCGGCAGTTCCACATACAGGTCGCTGGAGTTTACCTTCCGCCCGGGGAAGTTCCCGGTGTAATACAGCAGGTAGTTCCAGGCAATGCGTTTCGCCTGGTTCCGGAAGGGTGCGATGTACGCGTACTGTGGCGCCCGCTTGCTGTTCAGGATGGCCCGCTTGATCAGTTCGTTGATAGTGCCGACGGTCTTACCAAAGCGCCGGTGACACACCAGGACTGCACGGTTATGCTTATCCAGCGCCGGGTGTATGACTTCGCGCCAGAGGGTTCTGGGTTTGTATGGTATCTCTACCCTCACTCACTCTCACCCGCCCAGACAAACTCAACTGCTCCGCCGCCGGCACCGGTCAGTTCGGTCCGGTTGACGTATACGCCTTCCATTTTGTTATCCAGGTCAATTGCCTTGATCACATTCTCTTTGCGTTCGGCCGGGTCCATTGCTATGTTCATCAGGATTCTTCGTTTTTCTGCAAAGGTCATGACGCACGTCTTTTCCACCGCTGCCGTAGCTTTAGCCAGCATCTCTGCGTACCTATGCTGAACCTCTACCTTGTTAAACAGCGCAGAAGCACGGTCATCGACAGACTTATCTTTCCATTTTCTACTGAGGGGCCTGGCGATCCGGTACGCCTCACGCTGGGACTTCCCGGCAATAATTTCTGCCACGAATACAGTTATTTCTTTTTCTGTTGCCCCTAAGGCCATACCGTTTCACCACCTTTCCCGGTAGGACGACGCCGCCCATGGCAGGAGGCCAAACCATGATGGGGTGGCGGCGTTAAGCGTCCAAATATAAAAGGGACCGGCATGGGCCAGTCCCTGTACTGACATAGTAGCATGTAAATATAGTTTTGTGTTATCGCAATGCAGGTGGTTGCCCCACTCTGAAAACTTTTTAAAAAAATTTTTGTTAGGGGGTTGACAAATATCATGCCAGGCATTATAATAGACTCAGGAAGGGTCAAGAAAATAAAAAACAAGGAGGCAAACAAAAATGACACACGCAGAATTAACAGCAAAGGCCACGGAGTTAAAGGAACTGAAGGTCCTGGCGGAGGAACTCAAGAACCAGATCAGCGCGTTAGAAGATGAGGTCAAGCAGGAGATGACGAACCAGGGAACCGACACCATCCTGGCAGGCCCGGTGAAGATCACCTGGAAGTCCTACACCAGCAAACGCTTCGACAGCACCGGGTTCAAAAAGGATCACGCGGACCTGTACGCAGAGTACAGCAAGCAGGTGGAAGCCAAGAGGTTCCTGGTAGCGTAACGCAGAGTGACGGGGGCAGCGCCCCCGGTAATGCGGGAAGATCCGGTCACAACCCCGGACGCAGAATAAAAGGAGGGAAAGAAAATGTTATACGAAGAATTCACAAACCTGACAAAGATGTACGTAGACACCTGGACCCACGAAGAAATCGACAAGGTCTACAGCGCCAGCGAACTGAGCAAGCAGGACTGGTGCAAGAACTACAAGGCCAACAAAGACGGAATGCAGGAAGGTATCGCGATCCGGGTAAGTGAACGGCAGTGGCGGACGGAACTCGAACTCAGCGACAAGGACCTGCTGATAAAGGAACTCAGAAAGAACTGCGACGAACTGCAGCACAAAGTGAGTGAAGCAAACGACGCAGCAATCGAATCGGTAAACAACTGGATCCGGTCCTACAACACAGAGGCCGACCGGGCCAACAAAGCAGAGGCAAGAGTCGAAGAACTGGAAGCAGAGGTAATGAGACTTAAAGCAAAGTTATACGACCTGATGGTAAAGGAAAACGGGGCGGCCTGAGCCGCTCCGGGATGGAGGGAAAATTATGTGGAAACCTAAAACGATCAACGCGTACGTAGATGGTAAGAAGGTATGCGACGTAGTACAAGAGGCGCTGGCCAACAATGTAATGACAAACGACATGAAGCGCAGGATCCAGGACCAGTACAAAGGCCACAACGTAGAGTTTAAGGTAGAGGTAATGAAGAGGAGGTAAAACAAAATGAAACTGAGAGAAAAAATCTTCGAAGCAATGACTGACGAACAGACCTACACATCAATCCAGGCAAGGATTAACGACGCAGAGGGAACGGTCCTCTTCAACTACGATGGGAAATGGTACACGAGGGTCCTCCACAAAGTCGGCCTGTACACCGGGTTCTACTACCGCGGTTGGTTTTTCAAGATCGAAACAGCAGAGTTTGAACGGGGCTGGCTATAATGCCGGCCCCATGGTATAATGGAGGCACGATATGTACAACGTACATTTTGAAGGGTCCGCCCGCGGGGACATCCGGGTGGACTCCCGGTGGGAGGCAGAGAACCTCCTGCTGGCGAACATCCAGCACAGCAGGTCCATCCCGGACGCAGACAAACCTGCCTGTGAGGTAGACGTGATCCGGCAGGGTTGGGTCCAGTACATTAAAAATGGGGTTTATTTTTACGGAGTAATTGAGGAGGTAAAAAAATGAACAAAGTAACTATGGACACCGTAAAGAACGCGGCCGGCACCGTGGAGTATGAAGGCGACACCTACGTCCTGCTGCATGACGCCGAACGCGGCGAAAACTACACTGCAGGCGGCGATCCCATCGACAGCTACGACACCGTCGCTGTAATGCTGGGTGACGACATCGACGTGCTGGGTAACTGCCCACAGTATACGGTGGTATGGAAAGTCAATGACGACTACGACCCGGAAAGCGCCGCTGATCCGTGTGACTGGGACGACCCGTACGAAGTGTACCCGTCCGGTACCTACACCGTGGAGGCGTAACCATGACTGTATCCGAAGCGCAGCTACGTGCCACAAACAAATATAACCAGAAGACCTACGAAAAGATTACCTTCCGGGTAAAAAAGGGTGAGCGGGACACGCTTATGGAACACGTGAAACAGCGGGCCGAAGAGGCCGGCATGAGCATAAACGCGTACATCATATCAAAACTATCTGAATAAAAGCCAAGGCGCCAACCAGACGGTCGGCGCCTTTTCTAATTTCCTCTGTACGTATCTTTTAACCAAAGCTTTAAATCATCTAAGATAGACGCGGGTCCCGCTTTTAATCTCGCGAAGTTAATCTGAAATAAAAGTTCTGCCAGTTGGTCCGTCGTCATTTTTTGAATGGCCGGCGGCGCGTCTTGTTTTATCCACTCTTCATTCGTCACATTAGTCCCTCCCTGGCCGCGATCAGGGCAGCGCTGAGGATAAACTCACGCCGCCACCGGAAGTATGTGTTGTCCGCGATATGCTTTTCCACGACGGTCAGTCCCCACCACTCGCGCAGTTTGTAACGCCGGCACATGGTGTCCCCCACCAGCGTGCCATGGTAGCGCTGCCAGGTCTGTTCCACGACCCGGAGCCACGCCTCGGGACGTTCGTACGTCATGGCCGCAGGGACCTCTTCCAGGCCCGCCACGGCCTCCTTGGCAGTAGGGTCGGCACTGTCCTGTGCGTCAGCCTTGCGCAGGATCCTGAGTTCTTCTACAGCCTGCTGCAGGGCAGGCGCGTCATAGAAAAGTTTATCGATAAAAGCGAACTGCTGCGGCGTCAGCACTGCCATATCACCACCACCACCTTACCACCAGCGCCACGGTACACCAGAACCCCAGCAGCGCACCGGCGACCAGTAACACGTCAATGTTCAGGTTCAACTTCCTTCACCTCCGTGATCCGGAACCGTGGTTCGAAATGCAATTCAAAGTGGTTATGCACGATGGCCCGCGCCTCCTCCGGACCCGGAGCCTGGATCATTAGCTTATCCGTGTGGTAAACTTTGTTGTTCAGCATGAGTCTCTCCGCGGTAACTACGTACAGTTTCATTTCCCTATCGCCACCCTTCCCAGCGCCCGGTATAGCTTTTTGCCGGCGCGCTTATTTATTTCCTCGTCGTCTATGTTCAGTATCTGCCGGACCTGCTCCAGCATCACAAGAACGTCGGCGTACTCTTCCAGCAGCGGCTCCGTGTCCCCGTATCTCAGGTATTTACTGATGGCCTGCGTAAGTTCGGCCAACTCTTCCATGGCCAGGAGCATCTGGTGGTCCTTTGGGTATATCCGGACCACCTTGCTGCAGCGTTCCCGGTTCTCTTTATTAAGCATCAGCGCCTCCCTCCCCGGTCTATGATCTCCAACTGGACCATCTGGCACAGTTCACGCCACCACTCGTTGCCGGTGTCCTCTACCATCTGCTCGCAGAAGTTAAGCGCCTCGTGCAACTGCGCGTTGTTCCAGCGCGTCAGTTCCTGCTCAATGATTTTTACGATTCTCGTTGCTTCGTCCATTCTTTTTATTCTGCTCCTTCAAAAATTGTTTCCACGCCCGCCGTAGTTCCTCGGCGTTCCGCTTGCGTATATCGTCCATCATTCACTCCTTTGTGTGTGGTTGTTTTAGCCACTCAACCAACTTTGCAATCTTTATGTCGTTATCGTCAGCACCATAATCAACACCGATAATACACTCTGCCAACTGTTCCGTTGTGGCACTCCGTAACCATTCTTCGTTGGTCTGCTCCTGCGGTTTGTATGCACTACACCTTATAGCACCACCGTGTTCAGCTTTCGCAGGACAGTTTAATGCGTGTATGCATCTGTCACATAGCATTTGTTATTCACTCTCCTGCACCCTTTTATTCCAAGCTTCGACAGCCTTGCGTTTCGTTTCTTCCGTCATTCCCTCTTGGTCATTTTCTTCCAGCTTTACGCTTGCTTTACACGAATTACAAAATATAACAGTTGAATCATCTAACCATCCGTGTTCAGTGGTTATATATAGCCACGTACTCCCACAGAACGGACATGGTTTTAACTTTTTTTTGTCATTCTGCCACCTCACCACCTTAATCTTCATAGCACTCGTTATAAATCTGACGAAGCGTATCAGAAGCGTGTAATATCTTCCGCCTCGCCTCTATGATTTCTTGTTCTGCTTGTTCTGCTTCTTCTTGCAGTTCGTCATTGTTGCCTAAATCATCATCAATAACCGCTTCTAATTTCTTTTTTGCTTCGTCAATATCATTGACAATCCAATCTAATAGCCTTAATGTTTTTCTCATTCTGCCACCTCGTCACACGTATTCTGCCTTTCATTCCGGCACCTCACTCACACGCTTGTTCCATCCATCCGTGACAGCTTTCTGCCAATTGTTGTCACCGGTAAGGGTTAGTCTGCAAGCATCGAACACAACATCGGCGGTACAGTTGTTACAATGAACCGCACCATTAAACATAAAACCGCTTCGTAATTCTACGTTGTCACTTCCGCAAAACGGGCAGGACTTTAATTCGGTATCTCTATCCTGCATTTAATCCACTTCCTTCCCCATTGCCAACACTCTCCTTCCGTTCCCATAAACAGATCCAGCCTGTCAGAGTACCCACCACCGAAACGGTCGTGGACGGTCCATACGTGCCCGTCAGGCGTCGTTATACGGGTGCCAAAGGGTAGATGGTCAGCCGCGCATGTAACGTACGCTACGGGCCATTTCCCGCTCGCTGTAGGGTTGCCACTGTGTGTGTACGCGCTGACGTTCAGCGTCTGGTAGAATACGGCCAGTAATATTAAGTATCGCATCTGTTGCCTCCTTCAAACTCCTTTCTGAATATAACTGACCTGGTATAAATCACACTTGGCGGAACAGGTTTGCCGTTAAATATTTCTTCCGGTTTCTCCAGCACGGACTGACAGTAATCACTCATGTATAGCCTTGTCAGTTTTGCGTCGCCATATTTGTATGGTTCAACTGCGTAGACTTTTTCTATGTTGACATAAACCTCGTTACCGTCATGTTTGTGTAGTTTTAAAAAATTCATGGTTACCTCCTCCTGCGCTCCGCCAGCGCTGTTATCAGTTCTGCTGTGAGTATCGCGGCCCGGCCCAGTTCCGGCGTATCACCGTGTAGTCCGTTGTTGTTTATCCGGCAGTGTATGCTGCGCCGCACCATGGCCAGGTTATCCAGCGTGCAGTGGTCCTTGTTCCCGTCCAGGAACATAACCACCATGTCGTCCGGGATCGGCCCGTGGGCCTCCTCCCACAGCAGTCTGTGTTTAAACGTCCACACGTTAGGGTCGGCCAGTTTCACCCGCCAATACCCGTCCGTGGTCTTCGCTTCCGATCCGACCGGCATGTAGTTCGCCGGCCGATTCCCCGGTTTAAACCGGGTGCGGCCTCCGCAGTTCAGGCCTTTCTTTCCTTGCGTCCAGGGTATGTGGCCCGGTTTATATTCCGTACCCCTGCTGGCGTGCTTTCCCTTTTGGAATGTCGTCACCAGGCCGCTGCGGACTCCAAGGCACGCCTTAATGTTCGCCACACCCTGCGCCTGGTAGTCCGTGCCAAACCTCTCGTTCAGCATCCGCGCCAGGTCCCGGTTATAGGTTCCCGCCGCATGGTCCCGGATAAACTGCTTTATTTCTTCTGATATCCGGTACATTTAGCGGGCCTCCCTATGTCCAGGAACACCGGCATGTTCTCGTTCGCCGGTATATCCAGCTTCGCAGTCATGGCCTTAATGGCCAGGTTCCCGTTCTGGATGATCTGCGCGGATATGTTGCTGATCGCCTGGCCTCTCCTGATCTCCTGGTTCAGTTCGTCCCCGGTCAGGTCCGGGTTGTTCAGACGTTCCAACTGTTCAAACAGCAACTCATGCAGATCGGTCAGGGACGTCTTCATCGGTCGTTCCCCCATGCTTTATTCCTCCTTCAGCTTCCGGTAGTACTCCTTTTGTGCAGCCAACCATTCTATCTGCTTCTGCAAACGTGCCTGACGTTCCGAAAGGATCACGCACATTATCAACTTGGACCGTGTGTCAAGGTTCTTTCCAAGTTTAGGGAGCAGTTCGTCAACAAGGCCTTCGTTGAATTTGAGGACGTTCTCCTGCATTGATTTGTCCATGGTCTCCTCCCTCCATCAGTACACCGTAACCCAGCACGTACTGGTTCATCCTCCTGTTCCTGCTCCGCTCACAGATACTGTTGTACATATCCCGAAGCTGCGCCCGCACGACAGGCAGTTGCTTTATGGTTACCTCACAGAGTTCTTCCCATCCGAACGCGTCCACAGCGCGCTTGATCTCCGGCCGGCTGAACTTCGGTTCCCCGTACACGAAGGTGTCGTGCATCTCTTTTTCGATCTCCTTCCACGCCTGGTCCCAGGGAAGGATGTCTGCCCCTGCCAGTTCCGCCTGTATGCTGCGGGCCGCCTTCAGTATCGTTGCCGGCACCGGTCGCGTCTCACTTTCTATGGCCAGCTTTTTGCACGCCCGGTCCAGGAGCATAACCGGTATATCCTTAGTCGTTGCCACGTAAGCGGCGATCAGGTTCTCGTTTCCGGAACAGTTCCAAATTGCCATCAGTGCCGTTATTATTTTTGTCCTGCTGTCCAGTTCTACTTTATTCATCAATCAGTCCCTCCAGTTTTTTAAGCGCGCCTTCGTACCCTGCCTGTGCGTCATTCCATGGATGATTACCTGCAGGTCTGTTTCTCTCTGCGTCCTTTCTCGCCCATGCCCGGATCGTCGCCAGGTGGTCCTTATAACTCTTCCCGGTGGACCTCATGTATTCTGACAGACGGTCTATCCTCCGCTGCCAGTCTCCCGGAAACTCTGTTTGAAGTTTCGCAAGGTCCTCGTCGGTGAGATAGACATTTTCGTAAGTTCCGTGCCGGTGCCTCTCTTCTTTTATTTCTTTTATTTCTTTATTTCTTTCTTCAATAGGAAGGTTTGCCATTTGTTTGACATTTGTTTGACATTTGTTTGACAGTGGTTTGTCATTTTGTTTGACAAGATTTTGATACTGTTGCCAATTAACCACAGTAATAAGCGTGTTCCGTGGTGTTTTTTGTTTGACAATTTGTTTGTTATTTTTTAGCAGTTCCACCAATCTGTACACGGTTCTCAGAGGGATATGCAGTGTTTGTGCGACTTCCGGGAACTTGAATAACCCCTGCCCCGGTTCCAGTGTGATCCGCTTCCCCTCGAAAATTGCGTCCGTTTTTTGATAGGTTACATTGCAAAGTATGTACACCCACAAGGTAAAAGTATTAGGGTGCTGCATAAACGGATTCTTAAATATATCCCGGTGGATCTTAATCCATCCACCACCGTCTCCATTCATCACATCACCCCTCAGAACAACGTCTTAATACTCGTCAGATATGGTTTCACATCGTCCACGCTGCGGGCCAGTATGTACGTCCCACCGTGCGCTTTGCATATCTTTTCGAACTCCACCTGGTAGGCAGACTGCTTCCCGGTCCGCGTCTTGATCTCTATGTATAGCGTCTTCCCGTCCTTCAGCGCAGTCAGGTCGGGGAACCCTCTGCGGCTCCCCATACCCTGCTGGTGGCGGGTCACGTCCCAGCCGTCCAGGCGCAGGATGTCCCGCACCTGGTTCAGGATAAACGACTCCGGCTGGGGTTTGGTTCCGTACCCGTACGGTTTCATTTAATCATCTCCAAAAGGAATTTCATCCTGCTGCGGATCCGCAGGCATGTCCGGTTGCGTCTCCTCCGCCGGCGTCACGTCGATGACCGTCTCGTCCTCCAGGTCCGCCATGTTGGGTTGGATATTGGTCTTGATCGTCTCATCCGTGGCCACGCTGCGCATGAAGTCAGACTTCAAAGGCGCGTACTTCAGCACCTGCTTCAGCACGGTTTTTTTCGCCATACTGTCGAAGTTGGTATTCCACGGACTGTACCCGCTGCCGGCCGCCTTGCTGTACTGCTTGGCGAACTGCTCCACGTCTTCCCTGCTCATGACTGCAAAGTTGAACCCGCCGTCCTTCGTCCGGAACATGGCGTAGTACGCCACCACCGGACCCCGGTTCACCAGGCTGGGTTTGAATTTCAGCTTCGGTTCCAGGCCATACTCGAATTCGAAAAGGTCGTTCTCATGCACTGCCTGCGCGTCGATCACGCTGACTTCCCCGGACCTGTACGCCAGGTCCAGCATGCCTTTGTACCCCAACTGGAACTGGCATTCCAGACGTCCCTTGTTCCGGTAGGGGATCAGGTACGCCTGCCCCAGCGGCGTATTGGGTTCCACACCCAGTTGCGCCGCCTGCATAACGGCACCCAGGAAGGACTCCGGCGTACACTGCTGCAGTTGCGGGTTCGTGGACAGTGCTGTCATCACCATGCGCGTGTACCGTTCCGGCGTCAGCACGGTGGGCAGGGCCTTCGCGATCTGCCCCTGCATGCTCATCAGTAATCCCTTCATGCCGCCTGCCTTGGCGACTCCGTTACCGTTGGTCTTTGCTACGATACCTGTCTTTACATTTGCCATAATTCATGCCTCCTTATACTTTTTATGCACGGAATATCCGCACGGGTTTCCCGGTCTTTGTATACTTTTCATAAATGTCAGGAAGTTCTGCCTTCAACCTTTTACTGTCTACGGTTACGCGTCCCGCCTGGGTCTTCCAGCTTACCTTCACGTTCCCGATGGTGGCCGCTTCGAAGTTCCCCATGGCCTGCATGATCTTCTGCTTGCACTCATCTTTTGCGGCCTTCGCTTCCTTCTCTGCTGCCTCAAACCGTTTCATACTCTCCAGCACGCCGGCCATACCGTCCAGCGCTATGCTTCCGGTCATGCCTCCCGGGTACTGTTCCTGCAGCACGTCTGCAGCACTGTCTGTCCCGTCCGGTTCCGGCGGGATCCTTTTCTCAATCAGGTCCCAGAACTTCTGGCCTTCTTCCACAAGCTGGTCTATCTGTTCCTGGTTCCGTTCCACCACGTTCCAGCGGGCGTCGTTCCCTCCGATGAGTACCGCGATGTACCACCGGTCGTACCCGGTGCAGGCCATGTACCACTGGCACTGCAGGTAGTACGCGTCGGGTATATCGTCGTCCTTCCAATACTTCGCCTGGTCCACGCCGGCAGTCTTGATCTCCAGCCCTGCCTTCTCACCGACCACTTCCCGGTCCACTGAGGCCAGCATCCAGGGCCAGTCACAGGACTGCATCATGCCGCGCCGGATCACTTTTTTCCCGGTAGTTTCCATAAACCACTCCGCAATGTTCTGCTCGTTTTTCTGACCCCAGTACACGCGCTGGTTCCCGCTCAGGTCGTCCGGTTCGATCTCGCCGGTCTTCTCTGCCCACAGTGCCAGCCTGCTCTTCCACGGGTTAATTCCCATGATCACGCTGGCGTCGGACCCGCCCAGCCCGCTGTTCCTCAGTTTCAGCCATGCCTTCCGGTCCTTCATTTCCTCGACGGTCATTACAAGTTTTGCCATCACTGCGCCTCCTTGACTACTTCCCAACCGGTGGGCCGGTACCACTTCCCGTTGCACTCGATCAGTATGTCGCTGGGCCTGCAGAACTCGCTGAACAGGTCCTGCTGTGGTTCCGGTTTCTGTTCCGGTTCCCTCTCCGGTTCCGCTTCCTTCCCTGCGTAGATGGCCGGCGTCACCTGCAGCGCATCCAGCAGCGCTTCAAACTTTTCCGGGGTGATGGTCGGGTGGTATCCCGTGTTAAGGAACGTTCTCAGTGTGATGGTTCGCACGCCGATCGCGCCGGCGACGTCTTCCAACCCCATGCCCAGCACGTCCATCTGGTTGCGGATCCGCTTCAGGCCGGTCGGCCCGACCGGCAGGTTCGACATGGTTTTGGCCCCGTTCCGGAAGAAGTCTGCGTAACGGCAGCCGATACCCTTGCTCAGGGTGAGCAGGAACCGGATGGTCACCCGGTCCGGGTTCTTCTTCAGCTTGTACACATCCGCCCGGAACGGTCCGCGGTACTCCCCATAGAGCCGCAGCGCGTTCTCTGCAATCTTGTTTACGCTTGATGTTCTCATGTTTTGCCTCCCTTTTAATTAACACGTCCCGTGTTGTGATAGAGCATTTACTCCTTCTGCTTTTCTGCGCCAGGTTTACATGCGACCCGGGACGTGTCATAAACCAATGTATCCGCCGGTGATGGCCCACACCATCATCTCCAGTACGATCACCACCATGACGCCGGCGCCGACCATGGCAGCTACATCTTTAAATGTCAATCGCATTTCCATCTCTGACCTCCGGCATGAAGTCTGCGCGGATTCGCAGGCCTTCCGCATTCAGTGTTGTTATTGCCTCTTCAACCGTAAATTCACGCTGGTTGATGGCCCGGATAATCTCATCCCGGCGCTTCATGAACCGGGCGATCCTGCTGGTTCCAAACCCGAACTCATCCCGCAGGGCAGTGATCTCTGCGACGGCCGCGTCCCTGCATCCGTCGTTGTATAGTTCACACCCGAACCCGTTGAGCCAGGTGTTAAGGTCCTGCCTGTCGTAACCCTTGATCCGCTTATAGGTTGCGCGATTGATTACTTCTCTCATCCCCACAACCTCGCTACCAGATACATCCCGCCCACGATCGGGGCCATGAACGCCAGCGCCATCTCCAGCGCCGTCACCATCTCTTCATCCCTAAAACTGAACCCCATCATGATATGCCTCCTCCCTGTGCTATGATCTGTACCTGCGTCAGTCTCTCGCGCAGTTCCCGGACCTGTTTCTCCAGGCTTGATATCTTCTGTTCCAACTGCCTGCGTTCCCAGGCAGTCATTCCCTTGGCGTCGCGGCCCAGGCATTCCAACTGCTGCACCTCCTCGGCGCTGTATCGCACGCCGGGGATGTTCAGCCGGTGCAGCTTGCCTTCCTCTTCCATCACCCTAATGGTATTCTCATGGCACTTCCACCGGGCCGCTAATTCCTTAGTCGTGAACACTGTGTCCATGTGGCCTCCTCCTTCTTTAGATTTCTAAAGTTTAGCGGCAAAAAAAATACTCAGGTATTTCACTGTACGGTATAGAAAGTGCCTCACACATCAGGATAATTTCATCCTGTTTGAAAGACCTCTTGTTACCTAACTTCTGGTTCATGCTGGACGGAGATATAGATATCATCTCAGCTACACGGTCCTGGGTCAGGCGCCTTTCACGGATAAGGCCCAACAGTTTGCTATAGTCGTATGTCGTGTTTGCCACTGTACCACCTCCCTTCCCAATCATTATAAATCTTTAGTTTTCTAAAGTCAATAGTTTTGTAAAGATTTATTTGCAAAATCTATAGAAATGTTGTAAAATTATCCTGCAAGGAGGCATAGCATCATGGCAAGTTTTAAAGACAGACTGATCCAGGCAATGGAGTTAAGGCGCATATCTGCAGCGGAATTGTCCCGGGTCAGCAACGTAAATGAAGGCGCGATAAGTCAGTATCGCAAAGGAAAGTACAAGGCCAGTCAGCACGCTGTAGAAAAATTGGCGAAGGCGCTGAACGTGTCCATTCCCTGGTTAATGGGCGTCGTTGATACGTTTGGCCCGTTTGAGTACACGATCTCCACCGGGAAACTGACCGATGAAGAGAAGGAACTGCTGGCAAACTTCCGAAAACTGAACGTGGACGGAAAAGAAAAGGTCATAGATTATACAAGAGACATTGCCGGCAACACTCAGTACACAGCAAAAAATGTCATATCCGCATCATAAAATGAGGGGTGGTTATCATGAAAACAAACACAACGTACCGGCAGAAGGACGGGTCCTGGCAGGTGATCGTCAGCTACAAAGATGGATCCCGCTGGCGCCAGAAGTCCCGCCAGGGGTTCGCCACGAAGCGGGAGGCCCGGGAGGCAGAGGCGGATATCCTCCGGCAAATAAAAGAAAGACCCCGTCCCGTGGACGAGGCCCTGAAGGATATCACGCTTGTTCAGTTCTGTGAGATATATTTAAAAGGGAAACCGGCGCTAGCGCGTTCGACCCGGTTCCATTACGCCGACGCTGTAAAATCGCTTCAGGACGTCGGGGAAATGCCGGTCCATACCATTACATACCTGCACCTCCAAAACGCGATCAGCGGCTGGAATATAGCGTCTGGGACCCAGGTCCTGTACCGTACAAAACTGAACGCGCTGTTCAAGGCTGCCATTAAACCGTACCGGATAATAAAGGATAACCCAATGGAAGATGTAGCTATTGTCAGGGACCGGCAGAAGAAGGCGAAGCGGGTGCTGACCGGCGACGAGATCCGGCAGGTCCTGGCCGCCAACGACATGGCGCTGCATATCCTCTACTACACCGGCCTGAGGAAGGGTGAACTCCTGGCGCTGACATGGTCGGACGTTGACTGGAGGAACAGCACGCTGACGGTCAGTAAGCAGTACACCAACACAGGGAACGGGGAGTGGGGCAACGTTCCCCTGAAGAGTAAGAACGGATACCGGGAGATCCCGCTGCCGGCCGTCCTGGTCCGGGAGTTAAAACGCTGGCACGACTCCGCGCCCATGGATATGTCCCGCCGGTTGTTCCCGACCCCGTGCTATACCTATAAAAGCATACAGCAGAAACTGAAGAAGGTTTCCGGGGACCTGACGCCGCACTGCCTCAGGCACACCTATGCCACCCAACTATTGGCCCGGGGCATGGACGTGCAGACCGTGGCGGCGCTGCTGGGGGACGACGTGAAAACAGTGATTATCACGTATATCCACTACAGCGACGAGATGAGGAAGGCAGCGGCCCGGAATATAGAAAAAATTTTTGCGGAAAATTTTTGACGAATTTTTGCCGAACAGAACAAGAATGGCCCAACCATGCGGACGGTTGGGCCTTGTTTATTCTTTTATTAAAAGGTCCGGGGACTTCACTACTTGCCACTCTGCCTAACAAACATCGCATAAATACTGCATTCTTTGTTTTGGGTATTCACAATGAAACACAGAAAATAACTATGGTTTTTTGCCGAATTTTTGCCGTCAAAAGAAAGCGACCCCGGTTTCCCGGGGCCAGATGAAAGAGGGATTTATCGCGAATGGGATATCACTGCTATGGTTAGTGTGGTGATCGCCACGCCGATCCAGAAGTTTCTCTGCGCCTTAATTCTTAGCCTGGTCCGTTTTTCCTCTGCGGCGTATTTCTGCAATAATTGATTTGCATTCTGCAACGAGTTCTGCGCTTGTTTTAGCTGTTCCGTGGATGTATTCAGCTGACTCTTTAGCTGACTCAATTCCTGCTCCGACTTGGTCAGCGTGTCCTTGAGCCGCGCTGATTCCTGTTGTTGCGTTACTGATATTTGTTCCAGCTTCGTTAAGTTGCTGTCCAATTGGTTGAGTTCCGCTTCCGTTATCGTGTACGTTCCGGATGCCGAACATATAGCCGATGGTGAATATAACCACCATAAAAACAAGCACAACAAGAACAAGAACAGCCATTTCTTTTCCCGTAATGTCAAGTTCTGAAAAATCATTCATGTTGCCCCCTTAACTTACCACATGAACTATGGGAGATATGCCTGCCTGCACACTCCGTTTCCAATGCTGGCACAACCACCATATGTCTGCATTGTACATTCTTATACATCCCTCTGTGGGAACTAACCGACTCTGGAACGGAGAGAGCGCATCTTCCTCACCAAGGATGGACCCACCCCCATGCAAGGCACGTCCTCTGTTATCGATATTGAGATAGGCATATCCGTAGGCAACGCAATAGTCATCCTGATCAGGATAGTCGATGTCGCACCAGCAGGTGTCCTTGTATACTCCGTCCGCAGGATTGTCTCTCGGTTCACCCTTATCATTGTAGCCGGGATAAAACTCCGTGCTACATGGAAGTTCCGCAAAGACGTGGTATTCCAGGTCCATCAAGTATATCTTTTGTTCGGTCTTATTTACCTGCACTTCTTTTAACCAACTCATGGCAAGTCCTCACTTGATTCTATCTGTTGTATCATTGTTGGTCACCTCGGCAAATAGAAATGGTGTTTTCTGATATTTTGAACACTTTGCCGATGCGAGATTTTCTACGATTGACAGGCATTCTGTGAGTGAAATCATACTGATTCCAGATTTCTTTCATTTCTTTACACGATTCTTACCGCTGTTAACTGTGCATTGCTTACTGTTGCATTAACATTGCAATAAGCGTTCAAATAGTAGTCTCCATCAGCAAGCATTGTAACAATCCTCACGGTCTGCAAGGCAAAACTTCCTGTGGTGCTTGTGTGTAAACCCACACTTGAATCGTTCATATAAGCATAACCACCGCTTGTCGGTGTGAGTGCAATACCATACACCTTGTCAGCAGTTAGTCCGCTGAAATATGCGTGTCCTGTCAACACCCATACGCCTTTTGTAAGGCTAACACTGCATAACTCCTTGCCTGTATTAGCAGTAACGGAAACCGCTGAAGATATGGAATCATCAACAACAGTTCCCACTGTCGCATCCGACAACGCAGTGCCGCCGTCTGACAAGGTGATTGCGCCCGTCATCGTGCCACCTGCGGTTGACAAAGCAGTTCCACCATCGTCAAGGGTAAGTGTTCCCGTCATCGTGCCACCAGCAAGCGGCAGGTACTCATCCCCCGTAGGCAAATTATCCGCAATCGTTTCAGTGGCTGTCACCATACGTTCCAGCCATGCGTCTTTCGTAGTTAAATCCGGCATTATTCTCCACCCCCTGACAGTGCTTCCGCTATGCGTTCAAGGTTCTCCACTATCTTCTCTAACTGTGCTTCTTCCGTGGTTAAGACTTCATCGTCCATGAGTTATCTCCTTTCACTTTATCTGTTCTTTGCGTTTATGCACTAATGATTTCAGTGTCTGTGCCACTTCCACGTTACAGAGCGAAAGATTCTCGCACACTGATATTAACTCCGTGAGTGCCAGCACGGATACCACCAACGTCCGCATGGCCTTGATCGGCAGGACGGAATCCACAGCGCAGGCCGTCCCGATCAGCAACATATACGTCAGCATCTTCGATACAAACCCCGTTTTCATTGCATTGCTGTTGATGATTCGCCAACTGTATGCTTTGGGAATCCACCGCAAGAACGCAATTATGTTTCCGTACTTCCGTGTAAACTCTGCCCCGTAGCATCTGTTCCATAACTCGCATGACAGACTACAACACTTGGACACGATATCGATGATTGCCAGCAGACAGAATATCCCCATAACGTAGGCAAAGTCGAACAGCATCGCACCAAAAACGGAAGCTGTCAACTTTTCCAACCCTTTGTCCGTAACAGCCTTGAGTGTTTCCTGCACGTTTATTTTAGAAAGAACTTCTTTGGCTATCTCTTTCATTTCTTTCTCCAAAAAGAAGAAGCACCCCAAATGGAGTGCCTCTTTTACTTACTACATCATAACATTTTTTTAGGAGTTTGTATTATCGCAATTATTTATTTCTTTCGCGCTTGGGTCGGCGGGTCGCCAGATCCTCCAATCTCGGCTCCATTCCGTTTACGAAGATGTCGTACGCGTTCCAGAACAACCGGTTCATCTGTGCCGGTACACCGGCGGCGATCCCTGCCACGTCCGTGAGTCCTTCCAGACCCTGCTCGAAGTCACCGTCGATCATCTTGCCCAGCTTCCCGGACGCACGGTACACTTTGTCCAAGCTGGACTCGATGATGCTCATCCGGTAGCTGTACGCTTTGATCCCCAGCGTCTTGTCCATTGCAAAGTTTGCGACCGGCCCGTAGATACCCACCAGGGACATCGGGTAGTGCAACAGTTCCGTCGTATAGTTCTTGTACTCGTCGTCGTCATCATCCGCGAACGGGTTCTGCAGCGCGAATACCAGATTGAAGAAGCAGGCCGCCAGATACTTGGACGCTACAAACGACGTGATCCGCATGGCCATCTCTTTGTATTCCTTCTCTGACCACAGGCGCCGGTCGATGTTGTATTCCCGCATCCACTGGTTAAACTGGGTATTAAAGAACCCCTGGAATGCAGTGAACAGTTTGTACACCGGGCCGCCGCGTTGCAGGCTGGATACGTCGGTTACCCTGCCGGACCCTAACGTCCTGCGGACGATGGTATCAGCAAAGTCGATTGCTTCCTGCTCGGTCGCACCGGCATTCATCTTCTTGGTATACGCCTGCATCCACACCGGGCGGGCAGTCAGGCCATCTGTGTACATCATGGCCCTGGCACCCCACTTCATGGCCTCGCGCTCAAACTTGTTCAGCTTACCCTCTTCCCTGAGGTCTGCCAGCGTGATATCGGGCGTCTCGCTGCGGGAACGCATGAACGAGCTTTTCTGGTCTACGAAGTCCCACATCTCTGTGAAGGACCTGCCTTCGAACCCGTTGCCGAATGCGTTTGCCATGGCGCCCAGCACGTCACTGTACCCGAAGCCTTCCACGGTATTCCCGTACAGGAACAGGTTGCCGAAGTTCTGCAGGTTGATACGCAGGTTCAGCATGACGATACTGTTTACGGTTTTCCGTCTCAACCAGCCGGCAGTCGTCGCCAGGAGGCCTTCGCCCATTGCCATGGACGCGCCACCGTTGGGTTGTGCTGCATGTTCCAGCATTTCCCGGAAGGACTGCATGTCTGCTATCCCCAGTTTGGATTTCATCAGGCCGAACATGAACTGGTCGTTCAGGATCCTGCGGAAGTCCGTCATAGTTTCGCGCCAGCACAGGTCGTGGATGGCCGCCCGCATGGCACGGTCTTCGCTGCCTTCGGTCAGGTCTACCGGATACTCCGCTTCCACACGGGAAATCATGTGGCCGGTGTCCGTGTGCATGGTGCGTACGTTCTTGCCCTGGTTGGGGTCGGTGTCGCTCACCGGCATGACTCCTACCGGGTGGCTGCCCATTTCTCCGTTACGGATCAGCGGGAAGTATCCGCCCCGGAACACTACCTGCTCACCGTTAGCCAGCGTCAGGGTCACCGGATATGCTTCTACCTTCTTTGGCGTAAACCCTTTGGTCCTCCGGTCCAGGTCTGCCATCTCACCCCAGTACATGCCGGCAAGGTCTACCTTAGCCTGCGCGTACGCGATGTCTTCCTTGGTCAGCACCCTGCCTAAGAATTCCAGCAGGTTCTCTTTGGTCTGCGCGATGGCCTCGTCTTTGGTTATGCCGGGACCTTCGAATACCCACAGACTGCTCCCGCGCAGCGCCTCGGAAGGATAACTGCTGCACAGTTTCCGGGCGTTGCCTTCGTTGCCCAGGTTCATCAGCATCTTGGTTAAAACAAACTTACTGGCGGACGCACCCAATTCCTCGTAGTACACGTCCTGCGCCTTTTCGGCAAGCGTCGCGTCGTTGGGACACCACGCCTGCTCTATCTCGGCCTTCCGTCTCTGGTATTCCTCGATATGGTTGTACTCGTTGTCGTTGGCGTGCTTGATCGCGTCACCAAAGGTCCGGGAGAAGAACCCGAAGTGCCATCCGTCCATCTTCTCCAGGAAGTTGTCCAGCGTCTGGAATGCTGCCTGGAATTTTTCCGTCCAGGTCGCCACCTGCCGCTCGCCCAGTATCGGGGTGAATTTCGTTGCCAGTTTGTTCAGGTTGTCTATGGCCTGACCACGCCACTCCTGGTACGTGCTGTTGCTGTCGAAGAAGTTGGCAGCCTTCTCGATCTTTGCCATGGTCTTGATGTACCGCATCATGTCGATGACTTTCTGGTAGTCGTCAAAACTCATGTTGTTCGGGTTCGTAAGCGGCCAGGTATCATCTGCCAACCATTCCGGTATCTCATTGAACGGGTAGAACATCTCGCTCATTTCGGTGACATATTCCACCAGCGACTGGGTCCGTGTGGTCGGGTCGTACTGTGGGTGCGGCGGGAACCCCATCCGCATGAACAGTGCCATGGCCTGGTTGAAGTGCTGTTCGCTGGTCCACGTCTCGCGTTTGGCCCGGAACATGCGCCGCAGGAATTTCCGGTACTGCTGCACACGCTTGCGCATGTTGGCGGATTCAATAACCATCGCATGGTTGAATGCCTGCATGTCCTTGTAGTGACGTGCTGTCTCGTAGTCCTTCTTTGCCATGGCCTCCGCAGACTTCATGGCGCACCGGCGCTCGGCGTTGATATACTTATCCACCCTGATGGCATCCTTCACCTTCATGGTGGCAATCTCTTTCTGCGCCGCTACCTTTGCCTGCTGGCGTTTTGCCATGGCCAACTTGCGCGCCGCCTCTGCACTACGCTGTTGCGCTGCTGCCCGGTTGGCAAAGTCCTCTATCAGGGTCTGTTCTACACCCAGCAGGATACCGGACTCGTCGTTGTACATGGCCTCACGGGTGGCCTCTTCGGCCTGCGCACGTTCGGTGTAGTAGTCCGGGAATTCCTTCTGTACTGCCTCGTTCATGGCAGCGTTGTATGCTTCGGTCTCATTGGGGTCTTCAGCTATCCTCTTCGCCAGTTCGTCTGCAGTGAAACCATTCTGTTCCGCGATGATGCTCCATTCCACGATCCGTTCAGGGGTCATCTTGTTTTCCAGATACTGCTTTGCGTACACTTTCGCGCTGGCGGCGTTTTCTCCACCGATGACTTCGCGCACGGTCCTGCTCGCCACATACAGCGGACGGTTCGCTACTTCCTGCCGGACCTCGTCAGAGATCATGGCGCGGAAGTTTTCGATTTCCTTCTTGCGCTCTTCACGGAAGTTTGCCAGTCGTTCCTTCGTCAGTATCTCTACTGCTTTGTCCTGCGCCTTCAGGATGTAGTCCTCAATGCGTTTCTTGGTGGCGTCGGACAGATTATCAGTGATCACGCTGGGCAGTTTCTCGAAGTATCCTTCCACCCGCTTCAGTTCTTCCACGTCCTCCTCAGAGGCCAGCATCCGGTCGAATACTTCGCGCACCTCGTCGGTCAGCGGGACAGCATTCCGGTTCCGGGAGATGGCAGAGTATATGCTCTTTAACCATTTTGCAAAGCGCTTGAATACCGGGCGCAGTTCCCGGGACGGTGCCTTGTCTTCCATGACATAGGTTTCGATGGCCTCGGCAAGACGTTCATGCGCTGCACGCCGGCCTTCCAAATCCATCTTGGCCCACTGTGCTGTGGTGATCCCACAGTATTTCATCAGTTTTTCAAAGTCCGCCTTTTGCTGTTCGGTCGCCCGCCCGGCCGCGATCTCCCGCCACAGGGACTCAATGTAGTAGTGACCGGTTTCGTGAATGACCGTGGAAGCGTCCGCACCATCAAACAGTTTGATGACTGCCTCACCGTCCGTGAACGGGTCGAAGGAACCTTTGACCTGGGTGGTCTGCGGAGTTTCCTGTAATAACGATCCCGTTGTCCCTTCACGTAAAAGAACGTCACCAACTGCGTCGGTATTGTTCACCCCAAAGAAGGAGTATGCCCTGTCGCTATTAATCCAATCTTTTTCCCGGGCATAATAAGCATCAAATCCATTCTTGCTACGTTCCGTGTTTCTTTCGCTTGTTAAGTAAATATCCCTGACCCCTTCGTTTTCGTTGTACAAGGGTTTCAGCGCTTCGTACGCATTGGCGTCCCCAGTTGATATAAACACATGAGAACCATAGTTTGCTCTTGCCAACCATCTCAAATAGCGCTTCATACGATCTGGTTTTAGTCGTGCGAATTCGTCTGGCAACTGCACTATGCCCGTAATTTTTTGCTGCCCATTAATAAAGAATGCAGTCGTAGCGGACTGGTCAGCAAGTGTTTTGGCCACTTTTGCCAACCCGTTTTGGTAATACAATTCAGTGTATGGACCATTGTTTTCGTTGTTAAAGTTTATTGCGATGTGAGGAACTTCAGCATTATCATAATGAATCTGTGCGCTTTCCGGAACTTCAACTTCGTGGTGTTTTCCATCAGCATCCATAACTGTCGCTTTGGTCGTGTCAAGAATAATCGCACCTCCAAAGTCAAGGCCGAACATCCCTATTGCGCCAGAGTTAATCCTGACGGTGCTAATGTCATCAGCGCTTGGCGTAACGTCCCCACTCGGATGGTTATGAAGCGTATATATTGTATCGGCGCCAAATTTTTTGCTTAAATCACTTACCCTCGTACCACTTAACCAGCGACCTTCTTTTGTTCTGTGGGTTACTACGTTAGGCAACCTTGCAGACAGTGTTTCATGCCCCACAATGTTGCCGTCCTTGACATATAGTATATGCGTCTTTTCATAACCGGGATGACGCAATACCTGTGCAATTTCAACAATGTCTTGTGGGTTAGTCACTTTTTGCCCGACAAGACTCACTGCCCCTTCGTTAACAAGTTTTCTTGTCACGGACAAACCAATCTGCGTGCTGTTTCTGTTTTTTGATTTTGGCTTGTCGTCGATAGGCAGAGTGTCAACATCACCAGACGTGCTTTCAACAATTTCTCCAGGGATTGAACCAAATCTAAAAGTACCCCTGATAGCATCAAGCACTTTTTGTGCTACGTTTTTTTCCTTAATTTGGGGGAATTTTATTGTTGCTTTTTCATAGAGTACGTCTGCTTCTTCTTCAGTTTGGTTATACTCTACTCGCTGATCCCCAGTTCCTTGCGGCGGCCGGCCCAGTAGTTGTCCAGTTCCTGTCCCTTCTGCTCTTTGAGTGTAGGATTCTGTTCCGTCGCCCATGCTTTCAGCAGTCTCTGATACTCTGCGTCCTTTTGCTTCTTCAAGTTTTCCTGCCAGTTGGGAGGCCGCTTCATCCCGAAGATTATTGATGCTTTCGTCGTAGACGCGTCCGTCTGTTGCCCCTTCTTTTGTTTCGGCATACCCATAGTCCTTTCTCTCCGGCCATGCGGAGAATACTTCCGACGTTGAAATACCAACTCCCGGTAAAACAGCAGCAATCTGCTGCGCCAGTTCCTCATCAGAATACTCGGAGTAATTCAGTATGACCATTTTCCCGTCTACCGTGGAATGCCCCGTTACTGCAGGGTTCCCGCTCCGGTCCCTGATTTTGTACAGACTGTCATATAGTTTTTTGAGTGCTTCCTGGGAACGCAGGTTCTCCGGCAGTTCAATTGTTATCGCGCCGGTCTGGTCGGTCCCTTCTAACTGTGACTGGGCTACAACCGTCATGGAATCCTGATTAAGGATATAACCAAGGTCCTTGGCAATCTTGATAACGTCGTCCGGGTTTTTGACAGATATGCTCAGGCTGGGGTTTGTCTCGCCCATATACCCGCCAATCTGCGTTTCTATCCCGTTTACAGTTTCGGCACCGTACTTGGCCAGCACCTTCGGCACAATGCTTTTTGCGATCTCTTCGCTGTACTGCTGTTTCTCTTCCGGTGTCAGCAGTTCGTTCCAGGCCTTTGTAAGTTCAGCGTTGTTGGGGTCGGGCGCGACTTCAAACACAACCCGTTCCCCATTAAGTATCCTTATTCTTCCGGATCCTTGAACCCCAGCTTCACCCTGCGCTTCGCCCAGTACTCGTCCAGTTCCCTGCTCCGGAGTTCCTTCTGTTTCGGATCCGTTTCGCGATCCCATGCCAGATACATCTCCTGATACTTCCGGTCTTTCTGCGCGGAGAAGTTCTCTTTCAAATTCTTGGGCAATTTGGCGTTTAATATAATTGTCGCGCCGTTTGAGGGCCTCTCTTCTTTTGTTTTCAGTTTCAGATTCAGAGTCATACCTTACCTCCTCTTTTGCATAGTCCTCTTTTGTAAGGACGGCCGCATGCAGTCCCTCGGTCTTAATTTCAAAGTTTGGGGCAACGCTTTTTACTTTTTCCAGCACGGTTTCCGTAGCAACCTTTGACGTGTTCACAACAACCATGCGCCCGTCTTCGGTTGAGTACACGGAAACAAGCGGGTTGCCTTTATTGTCCGTAACCTTTTTCCGCAGTGTGTCGTTAAATTCTCTCAGTTCTTTGGGACCCCAACCTTCCGGCAGCGTTATGGACATCACCCGGTCCGGCTCGGTTCCGTTTATTTCTGTAGGAGATACAACAACAACAGAGTCCTGATTTAAGAACCGGCCCAGCATCTTTGCCATTTCTACTGCTCGGGTCGGAACAAGGACCTTGACGTTATACCCTGGCGTTTCTGCTTCACCGTTTGTTTCTAACGCGGGAACCAAACCACCGTATGTATCAAACTCAGCGAGCACACGGTACACGGTGCTGTTTAAAATTGCGGAGGAAATCAGTGCCTGCTTCTCCGAAGACAGTGCTTTTAGTCGTTCCGCGAATTCCGGGAAGAGTGCTGCGAGTTCCACTTTGGAGTCAACGCCCAGCATGGTCCCAGTTTCTTTCCCGTTTACCTCTTTTGTGACTTTTCTGAGTTTCACGTTTTCCCGGTTGTATGTGTCACCTATAGTGCTATCCGCCGGTGTTTTCTGCCATGCGAATTCAGGAAGTTTGTTTTTTCCTTTTGTTGCTTCGTTCCGTATTTTTTTCCGTGCCTCTTCAAGTACGGTCGTAGTAAGGTCTTCTGTTTTTATTTTACCATTTTTCCAGTCATTGTAAACGTCAATTAGTTTATTATCTTCTTTTACGTCCTTGTCGTTGATAACAGAGTCAACGTCTTCCCAGACTTCCCTGATATACTTCTGCAACGGGGTTTCTTTTTTGCTATCCTTTTCTGTGGCCGGGAACAACAGGCGGACGGCCTCCCATGTGATCGACTGCATTTCACGGGGAAGGTATCTCTGCCCAGTCATTTGAGACGCAATTTCTGCAGCCCTACGGTATGCTTCAAAATAGATTGGATATGTACCTTTTAACCCGAAAAGCGCAGATGTAGACGCACCGTGGGAATTGCCGAAGTTCTGCTCAACCGGAACAGACGACCCGGACAGTGGCCTCAGTAATGCGGCGGCCACAGCATGAGTGTCCATGGTAATAAAGCGCGGGTCCCAGGGCGCATAAATATTGTTAAAGAAATTACGCACCTTGTGCTGGTCGCCAACTTGTACAAACACGTTTGTGTAGCTTGGATCGAACGCGATTGATATTGCTTTCTCTATGGACCCGTAATCACCCCACGAAGCTGTTGCGTTTGTTTTTCCGTCTTTAAGTTTGACGAAGCCGCCCGTCCCGCCTTCTGGCGTTATTACCCGGTATGATCTGTTTTTGGACACCTGATCGTATGTCCTAATCCAGATTGCAGCGGCGCGGAAGTCGCCTTCGTCAAGCAACTGCTTCAGGGTTTTCCCTTCTGCTCTTTCCACTGCTTCCTTATTAGCTTTAACCTCTTCCTGCATCTGTGCATGGGTCATGCCGGTTATTCTTTCTAACGCTGGCACGTTGGTTGGTGCAGTATCGTTGTACGGGTTTACAGTGGGAACTATTTTCCAGTCTGGTACGTCCTTACCCTTCTTGTTCTTTTTCCATCCTTTAAGTTCACCAATAGCAGCGTCTGTCATTTCCGGGGTCCACTTTTTGTAAATGATGTCGCTGAATATTGCGTCAAGGATGCGTTCTGCCAGTGTTACGTTGGTGAACCAGTCCTGCTGTGGGGATAATACTGCAATGACGCCGGCGGCGGCCATGGGTGAGATGTTGTACCGTTTCGCCCATTCTTCTGCCAGCTTGCGCCCACCGTCATACCACAGTTTGGCGCGATCACGCTGTTCAGGTTCTACCATGTTGAACAGGAACAGCAGGTTATCAACCATGCGCTGGATCATTTCTTCCGCAGCCTGATCTGTGTCTTCTGTGGTTACACCAAGACCCGCCAGTTTTCGCAACGCGTCAACGTTCTTTTTAAACATGGTGGTGGCCGCCTTAGCAGAAGCAAAGTCCGTCGTAAGCACGTTGTTCACTGCATCTTCTGCAACAGCGCCTCTATCAGGTCCGCCTTTCACCACCAGGTTCTCGTCTGTCTTTGAGTACGGTACGCGGGAAGATACCTGCTTGTACTGGCCCGGTTCCGGTACGTTGAATGTCCCGTTTTCCCGGTCGTAAATGTTTTTGTAGTCCTCAATGGACGGCACGCCGGCAACGCCTTCCCCGGAAGTAACGTCATTGAGCAAAGTACGCAGCACATCGCGTTGGCGGGTAAGACGCGGGAGTTCCTGCTCGTTTTCCACGGTCCGTTCGCCGTCACTGATTTGGCGTATCTGCTCCTCAACTTCTTTCAACCGGTTCTCTACTTCCTGCCTGGGGTTCTCATAGTTTGCAGTAAGGATATCCTTCACCAGGTTAAGGTCGTCTGTTCTGCTGGAATAATTCAGAGTGGGTTGCACCGTCATCTGCGTCGCCCGTTCAAACCTCAGCGCGTTGTCGCGGATAAACTGGGCGGGATTGTCCGGGCGCATGGAAATGGCAAAGGAAGTCAGCATGGTCTTCATGCCGGCAATCTGCCCCTTCGGCACGCCGGCCTTTTCCATGGAGTCTGCGATCTTGTCTATTTCTGTTTTCAGTTCCTTGCGCTGACGTTCGCCAACCTTGGAGTAGCGCTCAATGTTAGCCTGGATGGCGTCGTACTTCCGGTTGCTCATGTCGTTGGTGTCAAAGGAAAGGTCGTCCCGGACTTCCTGGTAGAAACTCGGATCCGACGCTGCCAGCGCCTCAAAGTTACCCTGTTTCACTTCCACGGTGTCACCCTTGGACGCTGCCTCCCGGATGTCGTCTACGGTCACGCCCAGCTTTTCGGCGGCCTTCTCCTCACCAACACGCTGGGCGTATGCGCTCAGTGTCGCGCCGTCGATCAGCACGGTCGCGTTGTTCAGGTTAGCGTTGATGGTTTCGCCGGCGTAGTCAGGACTGATACCGGACTGCTTGACATGGTTCACCCTGCTGTCCATCGCACTGAGTGTCTCGTCGTGCAGTTCCTTGCGCAGCACCAGGTCTATGTTCCGGTCCAGCGCTATGTGTATGCCACGGGATCCTGCGCCCAGCACAGCACCAATCAGGCCGGCGTACAGTGCGTTCTGCAGCGTGTCCGGGAACTTCTTTGCGGCCATGGACTGCAGTTCCTTCCAGGACTTATCCGGGTTCAGCGCCCACAGTTCCGCCCATTCCTCCGGGAACTGCTGGATCGTTTCGGTGATACCCTCAGTGAACGCGTCTTCCAGCACGCTTTTAACTTTCTTTTTCAGCACGCTGCCGGCAGGCAGTCTCCGCATCAGGCGGGTAAGTGACAGACGTTCAAATGGGGCCTGGATCATAGCATTAGCAAAGGCTGCCTCTGCCGCGCGCTTGGTGTCCACGCCTTTTGCTTTCAGGTCTTCATACTGGCCGCCGGTGATCTGGCCCACCATAACTGCCATGCCACCGACGCCGGGAAGGACGGCCTCCGCCGGGATGGAAGCGGCAATCTGTCCTGCCAACTGACCGGCACCCTGTGCAAGGTCCAGACCAAACTGCCCTGCCTTGGAAGCGCTCCGTTTCACCTCAAAGGGTTGCAGCGCGTCAGCTTTGGCAGCGTTGTCCAGCGCCTCTACAAAACTCTGATCCGGGTTCCGCTCAAATCCCTGTGCCTTCGCCTGCTCGTTCAGCAGTGCAATGTTGTAGTCCCGCGCCGCGCGGATCCCGTTCAGCGTGTCGCGTACCACGCCAATACCACCGTTATAGAACGACTTGCCCAGGTTCTGCGCGTACTCCCAGTTGGAGTCAATGGCCTGCTGTGCGTGCAGGTATCCCATCGTCTGCAGCGGGTCCAGGTTACTATTATACTTTCTGGTTTCCATAACGTACGACTGGTATCCGCCTGGTTGCCCTGGGTTGGCGTAGTCAGTCATGCGCGCGTTGAATATCGCGTCGGCAGTTCTGTACCACTCCTCGTTGGCAACGTCCACGGAAGACCCTGTGGTTAAAGAATTATAAAGTTTCTCGTCCATGGTTCCTCCTATCAGGTACCGGAATTTAAAGTCTCAGGTTCGCCGCTGTTCTCAAGGCTTCCTGTCCAGGGGTTGTTCACTCCCTGGGACTGCCCGATCTCCTCGGCAAACTGACGGATAGGCATGTATACTACGTTGCTCCTGCCCGGATTGTTGTCATCCCTGTACTGCACCCGCATCATTCCCGGTGCTTCAGGGGCAGCGTCCGCAGAGACAATTCCCTTCGGCGTCAAATCTGTAGCAGTAAACGTGACATTTACACCGTCTGCTTCGTAGACCATTTTTTTGTCGGTGAACTCTTTTGTTAGCGCACGCTGCAGTTCCTCAATGTTCGGGTCACGCTTGTTGTCCCTTCTGAAGTTGTTGATATAATCTATCGCATACTGACGCAGCAGGATTGCTCTTGCTTTCCCCTGCGGAGTACCTTCGTTCTGGATTTGGGCCGCAATGTATTTGTCAAGCTGCGGATACTTGAAAACGCCTTCCCCATTTATCTTCTGCTTCCAGAGGTCGCTTAGTTTGGCGACCTGTTCCGGATTGGCTCCGTGCTTCTGTGCAAACGCTGCCACTTCAGCCGAAGAATTAAACGAGTCACCGTACTGCATCATGCGGGTGATCGCATCCATCCCGGCAGCATCCATGCCTTTGCTCCCGGAACTGTACTTCTTCTTTGAAAGCATTTCTGCAATGGTGTTTGTTAGTACAATATCCGTTCCGCCAACTTCCTGAGCGATTGCTCGCGGGTCAGCGCTGGGTCCTGCAGTATAATACATTTCCCATGCCCTGTTCACTGCAGCGTCCTGCTCCATTCCTTTAATGCGTTTGTCCCGCGAAAGAAGTGCAAGGTACGCATCCTTCTGTTTCTGCACAGACGAAGGATCACTTATCCCAGCGTTTGGATTGTATAAGCGCATTCCTCTTGCAATACCATTGACGTATACGGACTCGTCGTCTGTATAGTATCCGTTTGCTTTCAACAACCTGGCCAGGTCCTGTGGGGTCTTGATGTCTTTAGGGTCAAATTTGTAATACTTGATAAAACTGTTTACATAGTCTTCGGCGTATTCCTTAACGCTTTTATACATCTTGTAATAGTTTGTTCCGCCGTCTCGCTGCCGGTTTTCCTCACCGTTGGGTGTCGTCTGGGTAAGGCCGCCGAAATTTATATTTTCACGCGCAACACGACTCATAAACGGTTTGCCATTCACTGACGTTTCATGTACCCACTGCCCGTATATCAGCGCCGCCGGTATCCCGGTTCTTTGCTCTACATATCGCGCGGCTGCCATGGCTTGTTCCTCAACTGAACCGGATTCCGGAACGTCGGCGCTTGCCTCATTGTCAATTGCCTCAAACGCACCCTTAATGTTCGTCCCGTACGTCTGGTACAGGCGCTGGGTATTGGCGATCTGTCTGTTTTCTTTGATATACTCCTGGACAGCTTTGGCGTAAGTGCTTAACTGACTGGGCGGGACCAGGTACCCAAACTTTGCCATCAGCGTTTCTGCGCCAACCATGTCGTTTTTCCGGATGGCCACGTTCAGACTGCTCGTCACCAGGTTAGCGGCAGACTGCCGGAAGTACGCGTCACAATAGTCCTTGCCCATGTTGTAATAGTTTGCGTCTATGGTCGCCCGCATCTTCCCCAGCGCGTCGTTCATCATGGTCACGTCGCTGTACAGCGCCTGCGCCTCGTTACCGATCTGTACCAGCGCGTTGTCCGTCACGATCTTTTTGTTCTTTTGACCTTCGTTGAATTCATACTGGTTCAACCTGCCCCAGTGTCCGGCCACGTCCTTGTCGCACATCACGTTGAAGGTGTTGAGTGATTTGCCGGTCAGCTTAAACTGTTTCTGTACGTCCTCACGGATCTTCCGTTCCCCGTCCTGGTACGCAAGGGAAACCCCGTCAGCATTGGACAGCTGCCGGTGCATGAGACCGTTTTCCTCGTTATACAGCATGTCGCTGACACGCTTGGCGTACTCTGTCTGCGCGGCAGTGACGTTGGTCTGTTCCTTTTCCTGCGCCAGTTTCTGCAATACGCCGACGCCCACGTTCAACCCTCTGGCCAACCCGCCAAGGCCCTGACCCTGCATCTGCCCGATGTTCGCCAGGGCCTGCGCTGCCGGCGCCTCTACCTGCGCGTTGATCGTGTTGCGCTGTACCTGTGGAGTGTAAGTTGCAAGTTTCATCAGTACCTCCAGTTGCTAAACGAATACTTTGGCGGAGTGTAACCCAAATCATATGTCTGCGGCGCTCGCAGGTAACCACCCCAGCTTGTGGAAACGGTCTGCGGAGTATACCCGAAGGTCCCGCCAAACGCGGTATCAGACGCGATGGCCCGGTATCCCGCTGCCGTTGGCATCTGCGCCACGCTGTTTGCTGCTTCGGTCTTCGCCTGCGCGGAACTGTTCTTTGCCATCCCGTACATGGACGCGGCGCCTCCCAGCAGGGTGCCTAATGCACCCATGGTGCCTGCCTGTTTGGCAGCCTTTGCCTGCGCGTTGTATGCGTTGCCCTGGTTCCGGAAATTTACTTCCTTTACATAACTGTTGTAAGTGTTGTTGCGCTGGTTCCATAAGTTGTTAAGCGTGTCTTCCCCCCACGCCTCCATGCTCGCGCTGTAAACGTCCAGCGGACTTCCTGCGTTCCCGGCCAGACCGGACGCGCCGGCCGCCGCCGCCTGCTGTCCCGCGACAAGCCTGCGCCGGTCGTCAAGTCTCCGCTGTTCCGCTGCCGCGTTCTCCGCGATCTGCTCCGCCTGTTTGTTCTGTATCCTTGCGTTCTGGAAAGCGGCCTGTGCCTGCGCCTCGGAGGCGGCGGCCTGCGCCTTCCCCTGCTGGTATTGCCCGTATGCCTGCAGGCCCGTCGTCAGACCTGTCAGCGCCAATGCTAAACTGCACATTATCTCACCACCTCACTCAAAATAAATGGTACAAATAGTTCGCCTTTGTTGCCCAGGGGCGCCACGTCCAACAGACGCGCACCCAGGTGTTGTATGTATCGGATGGCAGGATCGTTTCCCGCCCAGATAAAATTACACAGAGGACCCGCCTCTGCAATAAACCTCTCACAAAACTGTTTCCCGTAATGCACCAGCGCCCGGTTGTGCCGGTATGCCTCGTTGGTCCCCAGCATCCACACCGGCGTCGCCTTCGTCCCGCCCACGTCTATCCGGCAGTTTCCAAGGCCGAAAACGGCCAGCAGGACGTCCTCTTTGTCCCGGACCACATAACAGTACCTGCTGTCCATAATACTTTGCCATACGGCCGTATACGGTTCGTCAGCGCACATTAATATTTCCTTCATGTCCGGCCGGCGTATGTGCATCAAAAGGTCCACCACCAGGTTACGGGTCGGTCTTCCGATCCGCTTGATCTTAACCATCATCATCCCCCCGGAACCACTGCACGCACAATTGACGATATGCTCAACGGGTACGGCTCGTCAGATGTAATCACCACACGTCCTTTATCGTTAAACCCGCCTGCCGTGACGTTGGGAACAGTGACCATCTTCTCGCCGGTGTAAAGGACAACGTCCTCATCGTCCAGCTCTTCATACTTGATGATGTCCGTCTTATTGGTGTTGATACCCACTCTGCCACCAAGGGAGTTCTCCAGCCGCAGGATAACTTCGCTGACTTTCTTCTTACGCCCTTGCAACGTGCCGTCCTGCAGCTGCAGTTCAATGTTGGGGAGTTCCCATATGCTGGAGTACCCAAACCCCACGCAGATGTCTGATACCGCAGTTTGCAATGTGAATCTGCCAAGTGCGTCCACTGCAACTTGTAACCGTTTGCCGTCTGCCAATATTTCTATCTGTTGATTTTCAAACACAGACGGCAGCGTAAACGTGGTAGCAGGCGGCGATATGTTTCTCCACCACAAAGCACAATCCATCATGACGTAA